AGCATCGTTAATATCTTTAATGTGTGCAGGCCAGTTGGGTATGCTCACAGCCCATCCTAGTTCTACAGCACGATCAATTAGTTCTAGGCCAGCCACATCCTGGTCTGGCACTACTGTTATTTGTTTTCCTAGACTGCGTATGAGTCTAGCCTGTCCATCGCTGATGGTGTTGTGCATCACGGCAAGTCCTCCAATGCTAAGTGCATCAAAGATACCTTCCATTACTAACGCATGGTCCCAGGCTTTGTTTTGTAGATCTGTGCCAAACACGTAGTTAGGTTGGCTGTCGGATATGTACTTAGGCGTTTTGTTGTCGAGAAATCTACATGTATAACCCACAATCTGGTCATTATGGGTAAATGGAATTATCACATGCGGTCTTGTCCAGTGGATGCCATCGTTTTGTATCTGTACCATGACAGGAAAGTCTTCTGGCACCTTCCTTGAACGCACGTAGTCTCTGTAGTTGCCTTCATCAGTTAGCAGTTCAGCAAACGGTGGCAGGTCACGTTCTTCAAACTCAATTGCAGAGAGTGAGTTAAAAGTTTTTTGCCGATCTTCTAATATGCCATTGATACTCCTGTGGCGCAGACTTTCCAAGTTAAGATAATCAATGTCTGCGTCTGCAACACCGAGCCAGGTTAAGAGCCTGCGGGCCTTAAAGCTCACTGAGCGGCCAAGGATAAAGCTGGCGGTGTATCCACAGTTGAAGCAGTGATAACTCCAACCTTGTTCGGTGGCCTTTAGGCCACCACGTTGTCTTTTGTCTGGACTGTTGCCGTTGTGCCCGCAACAAACCGCATTGAAGCTGATCCATCCTGATGGAGTGTGTTTGCGTTTGCCGGGTAAGTAGGAGACAATGTCTAGCATCTGTTATACAGTATAACAGATTACTTAACACAAGTCAATTAACGATACATCAAATTGGTAACAGTACCGTTGTTTATGACAACACTGGCGTAGACAGGATTACCAAATGTAATTGGCAAATAACCCGAACCACCATCTGTCACTGTGATAGGACCGCAACCACCATCAGATCCTATACTGGCCACTGCCTTGGCTCCTGCACCATTGCCCACAATTAACACATTTGGTGCTGCCACATAATTTTGGCCGGTGTTGTTGACTGTGATACCTGTGACCATTCCGTCAACCACTGTGGCAGTGGCAGTGGCGCCAAATCCTTGGCTCTGATTGAATGCCACCCGAAGCAGTGGATGAAACCCAAGCACATTAAGATAAATGCTTTCTGTTGCATCCATGTACTGTGTTGAGTCGGTCACATCATACCAAGGTGCTTCATAGTCCTCGGCTGCTTGTGCTTTGATTGTGCCTGTGTAATGTGTTAGATCCATTTTAATTGTGGTCAAGCTGGCACCGTGTGTGGGAATTTGACTTGAATAAAATTCTGTTGCGTGTGCGGCATTCAATGGCTGCGGTGTAAGAGCCCAGTCTGGCCAGGTGCTTGGAGGATTTTGCGGCCAAGCATTTGGGCCATAAATTGTGGGTATAGTCAAGTTGGCACTGTCTTGAAATTCTGGCAGTATAGAGTCCACAATGTTGCAATCTGCTCGTGCTTGGCTATTGGCATCTGTGTACACAGCTTGAACATAATTTCCTGAAGTACGTTGTATGCTGTAACTAGCAGGCTGTGCTACCAAATCAATGGTATCTTCTGTTGTCAGCACTACCTTGACTCTGCCAAGTGCGGCACTCAACGTTTCCATTGGTTTGCTGAGCAACAGCACATCGCCATTTTGGCCAATCATACGGAACACAAATGTGCTGCCGGTGATGTTTACAGGTTTTTGTTCCTGATTAATAAATTCAAACAAAAGCACATTATCAACGCCTTTGTTTACAGTTAGTTGTTTTGCGTACACTGGATCGTACCTCGCTGTGAAATAGCCACCGCTGGTGTCAATCAATAACACTCTGGTGATTTGCTGATATAAGTAAACGGTGGTGGAATACATAGAACAATATTTATGGGTAATAATATCTTTGACAAATTGACGGAAAAGTATCCGTTTATTACGCTGTGCGTGTATGCAAACGTGGAATACGTGGGGGTAGTTCAGAATCGGGACGACGCAGTCACAACCATCTACGACTTTGGTAGTATACCATTGCAAGAAGATAAACTGAAGTTCTTGGAACTGGCCACAACATGGTGGTGGGAAAGCAACAGATCTATCCCCATTAACATATTTTTGCGCACTGAGTGGGAACCGTTCCGCTACACACTACGCACTTTTGTCAACAAAGATTTAGAAATCTTGCATGGACCTGCTTGCAGTTTATTAGATATTGGCCGCAAAAAAGCCAAGCGAAAAAGTATCACACTGGTTCGACGTCTTGATTGAGTAGATTCATATGAAGTACCACAAGCATAGCATAAGACAAACTGTGCGACTTTTTGAACGTGTATCCTTGACTGTCATCCCCATCCCATACACTAGCAAACACATCCGGCCAGTGCTGATTCTGTAAGTGTGCTTTGCCTGGTCTAATAATTGATATAAATGCTGCCATTTGTGGGATGGTACTTGGGCGCATGTTCTTCAACAAGTCTGTGTAGTTGCCCACGTGAACTAGTTGTTTTGCCCATGTAGTATCTTGCCAAAGTCTATCCCATGGCGGCGTTGCTGCCAACATTTCTTGATAGTGCTTAGGATTTTTAATTAACTGATACACACTCATATTCAAAAAGTCTATTTTAAAATAACCACGCTGTTCAGCTTGGTCGTATTCTATTGCCGCACAGTTGTTTATGGGATCGTAGGGAATGTCTGTTACATACACTCCAGAGTTGTGTCGACGTACTTGGTCTTGTGTGATCTGCCGTGCTGACGTATACTGTATCAGTTTCAGTACACTATCTCGGTCAGCAAAGTCAATATCAATATCTGCACTCATAATCTCATATCCTCTAATATAGATTGTACATGAGGCCATAGCCATGTGTCAACCAGTTGCTGTGATTCTGCAGTTGCGTAGTGTCCACAATCAGTTTTTTTGAGCATCATACGATTGCATTCTGCGGCTGCCGATCCAGGTACAATATTAACAACATTGTGTAACCATTCATATCCAGGTAGTATCAATTCAAAACTGTCAACAAACCAGGAAAAAAATATTAGCGGTTTGTTCCATTGGTCACATAGTGCCTTGATTGCCAAAATATTGTGGACAGTTTGATAATTATAAAATCTTGTGCCTGCTACTTCGCGTAACCAAAACTTATCCAAGTCGCCTGAATCTTGTCCAGTTAGTGGATCTAGCCACCGACGATTGTCATGCACATTCATGGTATAACAGCCAATGTCTTTGTAAATGTTATTATGAGAAGGGTCGTAGTAATCTTCAGGTGCAGGAATTGGGTGTTCCCGATGGCCTGCTTGTATGTCCTGCCAGGTTTGAGATCCAATTACAACTCGAGAGGGTTCAGTAAGTTGAACAATTACCAAGTCTACTTCAGGATCTTTTACAATGTCATGACACTTTTCTACATAAAATGCATTACCTGCTCCGGCACTACATGCACGGACTAAACTACTTTGTAAGCGATCGCTTATATAATCCGGCCAACTACTTCCATACGTGGTTGTGGAAAAACTATCACCAATGGCAGCCAACTTTTTCATTACCACCCTGCTTGTTTTAGAATCTCTTTGGCATACTCTTGATCTGCTGAGTAGTCGTGAAACTTCTTGGACCAGGCATCGCTATCAATGTAGGGCCATATCATTGCAATCTGCGAGGAGTCTAACGTGTTTAAAAACTCTTGGCCTGACGCTGAGTTATATATCACCCAAGGTGATATTCGTCCTGTTGTTACTGCATGACATAAAACATTGCTATTGCCATAACGCAAACAATCATGTGCCGGATGTGTATGTTTTTCTTCCCAGTCAATGCTGTATTCTACTGCACGGGCCAGTGCATCTGCCACTGCTTCTACTCGTAGGTAAAACAACAAGTATTCTGTGTAGATTTTGTCACTGCACCAATTATCAATTTTCTTGTTGTTCTTTAGCAACCAGGTCATGAACTGTGCTGGATTGATAACTCGTGTGTTCACACAATAGCGGCCAAACTTTACAAATGCCCTATAGTATGGCGAGTCACAAAAATCCTCAAAGGTCTTTAGCTTTGCTGATCCTTGTGCCATTTCGTAGAATTTGATATAGGCCTGGAATCCCAGTTGTACACCACGTTCACTTTGTTCCATACGCCTGCGCTTGGGCTCGCACATGTGTACTGCAATAGAGCTTTCTCTTGCAAACTCTTTTTTACAGAACTCGCATGTAAACTTACTTGTTGTCTCGGCCATGTGCTCTAATGTACTGATCAAGTTCTTTTTTGGTTGTTATTGCTGCCATGACATCTATCTCATCTGCTTTGTAATGTGGAAATAGTTCTGCCAGTTGTTTTTTCATTGAACCTGCACCTGCTTCTTTTTTCTTGGGCGCAATCCAGTTGTGTCTAAGTGAGCCCATACCTGGACTCACAGTTGTGGCCATTAGCCATTGCAGTTTGCGATGCTTAGATGAGCTGATGTTAAAGAAGTTTTTGTTCAGTCGTTCGTTGGTGGAAATAACATAGAACTCTTGTAGATCTCTTGAGCCTTCTACTGCCGATCCCCAACGTATCATCAGGAATGGGGCAAACTTCTTGCGTTCTTCATCTGTCAATTCGTCGTAGAAACCTCTAACCTTGTGGTCAAACATTTTCATTTCGTTGGCAATGCTTAGTTTATCAATCATGTTGATTTAGTGTTCTAATGGTGTCGTCTAAAAAGTTTCGTTGGTATAGCTGGTCATACACATGAAATCCAGTTAATACCTTTTTGTCCGAATACTTCCACAAATTAACCGTTAGCATATTAGATTCAAATTGCAACAACTCATTGGGTATGCAAAATTTGTTAAAAAAATTATCTGGAATAACAAATCCTCCCAACGAGTATGCAAAATTTATTTTTGAGTTGGTTAAAAAATGCAGTGTAGATAGTATAACATAATAAGACTGCAATGCCAACCAGTCATGAGACATCATGCCATGATACAGGCTGCGAAATTTTGGTTCTTTTCCGATTAGGGAAGATGATGTTGATTGGCGCCACCTATTTTCGCAGGCAGATACTGTACCTGATGGTGTAGTACAATTGATATGTTGATTAGAGTCTCGATCAAATTGAAATCTAGCAAATTCAGTGAAGCCGACCACTATTGAGTCGCACCTGTAGTGAACAGCATTTCTTACTTGGTTAGCAATAGTTATATTTGATGCGCCACCGAGACTTAGATTTATCTGATCAATTGATCTGTCATGATGATTGAGCTGACTAGTCCAATGGATATTATCTGACGGAAGAGTGAGCATAAAACTATCTCCACAAATGCCAAGTTTTTTAATCATGTGTTTTCTTTAGATTATACAGCACAAATAGTTGGTCCAGCAACTCTCGCATGGCCGTATCGTGTTCGCACATTTGTAGCACTTGATTTATTTTGCTACTATATTCTCTCATGGCAATGCTTTTGTTATCAGTCCAGCCTACCAAGCGTCGATTGACTTTGCCTATTTCTCTAGCATAGATACAATTGTCTACTCGTTCATAGATGTAAGTACCGCCTGGATCAAGACTGCCCATATTTGTAGCCATATTGATTATGTGCCCAACGTAGGAAACGTTCTAGGCCTTCTCGATCATCTGGATAGCTTTCCAGATAGATGCAACTCAATCGATTAATTATTTCAAATAGTTCAGGTTTAGTGTAGGTCATTACCAGGCCTTGTTATAGTCTACAATCTCACAGTTACGACTGATGTCTTTGACAAAATACACACACTCAGGTTCATCGCCATCGGTAATTGGCACTGCTAGCATTTGTCCGTTTTTGAGTTTGGGAGCATACCAAGACACTTCATGATACACATCTAAGATTTCAATGTCCGGGAAGCTGGGTCGAAAGCTGGTAAGAGGATTAAACTGAAATACTTTGAATCCACGATCATTGATACTAGTTAATGGCAACACTTCCAAGTCGCCAATTTCGGGTTCGCCAATCAGCACTTGCCAGTCCATGGGCATTTTGATTGTGTTGTCGCCTATGCGTAGAACCAGGGCTGGTGAGTTAAAACTTTCCAAGAAGATTAGCGGAATAAAGTGATAATCAGGATCTGCTGGATTTGAGTTGTCTAAGATAGCAAACCTCATGTCATCCACCTCTTCAGGCAAATGGTCAAGGTCGTAGTGTTGATTGTCTAGTGTTAATATTCGCATAGTTGTATATTACATTATTTTGTAGTAGAAGTCAAATTTATTTGATCTTCATCCACTCTAATTTTTCTACTGAGAAAGGATAGTTGGCTTCTTTGTAGAATTGTTTGCGTTTGGTCAAGTGACGTTTGGCAAACTTGCAGGTTGATGTTATGTCCCAGATCTGAACATGGTCCTTGTCTTCCGCTTTTCTAATGCCGCGGCCAATACTTTGAATAACTCTAACAAAGCTCTTGCCAGGCTCAATCAGTACCAGATTAAAAATGCGGGGGATGTTGATACCAACAGCAGCCACGCCATATGTGGCCACAATGATTTTACCTGTTGCATCAGCCACTTCATCATATTCATCTTGTCTGGCTTTTGCTTTGGTAGCTCCGGACACAAACACAGCACCATCACCCAGTCGTTCTACCAGCTGGCGTCCACACTCTGTTCTGTCTACTAACACAAGTGTGTTGCCTGTTTCGTTTACACGGCGCACAAGATCCGCCATGGTATCCAATCTACCCGATTCCTCAAGCAAGTATTTAAGTTCACTTTGATAGTTTGAATACTCCACGTGATCAATCAACTGCACAATGTTAACATGACACTGTGCCAGCACACCACGATCCTGTAGTTCACTTGCTGACAGTTTGCTTACAACAGGGCCAAGTCCTACCAACAAGGCTTGACTCTCAAACTTCTCTTTGGGTATGGTTCCTGTCAATCCCCATCGAATTGGCACTCTAGCCATGATGCCTGTTAACAAGGTTTTAAGTGCATCTGCTTTGGCCATGTGTACTTCATCTACAATAACACATACCACATCTTCCATGAAGTCCTGTATGGTGAATTTTGCTGTGCCATCTTTAGAATCTTTGAGCAAGTTGTTTAGACTTTGCCAAGTGCAGATGGTGTGGGTCTTGCCATAGTCTTTCCTGTCGCCAAAGTACACACCCACATCCAAGCCCAGGTTAACATAGTCCTTTTCTGTTTGAGTTACCAAGCTCTTGTTGGGTACAATCACAATCGACCTGCCATACGGCTGTACGTTCCAACTTAGTGCCGCTGTCATGATAGTCTTGCCTGCGCCTGTGGCCACTTCTTGTATGCATTGCGGATTCTGCAAGTAGTTGTTGATGATCTCTACTTGGTAATCTCGTAACACAATAGGTTCTCCTTCTTGTGGATGTCCTTTAGGCCACAATGTGTCGGCAAACGTATCCTCCCGCATCTCAGCAAACTCAAATGTAGTCGAGTATTCACGCTGATCATCAAGTTCAATGTCGTAGTTGTACTGCTCCAAGATAGGAATAATCTCGGGCAACAGGTTGGTATAAGTGCTACCACCAAGTTGGAAGTAGGCAATCTTGCCATCCCACCGGCCTAGTCTCACAGCAGGCAAATACCTTGCTGCCGGATTCTCGTACTTAAAAGTATTGACCAGTTTCTTACGCACATCCAAGTCAAGTCCTTCTAGTTTGACATTAACTTCATCACGTATTTGTATTGTGCATTGTTTCATTCTATAGTTACTCTGTTTACATGCTGTCGTTGGGCAATCTCTTTTAGCAAGGTGCTACGAGACACAGTCTCTTCTAGTTCTGCCAGTGGGAAGCGTAGCGGTAGTGCTCTTGTATTATACACGTTTTCTATGCCGCGAGCAAGAAAAAAGCCTTGATGTGCCTGCATGTATTTTGCCATGCTGGGCAATTTGGTTTCTAGGTCTCTATTATAAAATGCCACATTGAAATCGGCACTGTAGTGATCAAACGGACGGAACGCATCATCACCAATATACTGATCATTGTCATGTGCAAGGTCTTCTACTGTTTTACCTATCTCGGCATAGTTTAAATACACAGTACCAAACTTGATACGCATGGTTCCGTGTTGCCGCTGTAGTATTGTGTTAAGTTGATGCGTCTTGGGCATGCCATACCAAGTGCATACAAACCTGTGTGGTTTGGCTCCCAGTATGCCTTCACATCTATGCACAGCCAAGTTTAACGTGGCCAAAGCTTCTCGAACTGGCACTGGAGCACCATGCCAGAATCTTGTGTTTTGTTGATCCAACAATCCATGGTACTGTTCAAAAATGTTGTGCATGTAGTTCAAACAATTTTGATCAAATGTAAACTTGCGACGTATGATGTACTCATAACTGTTTATGGTCTCAATGCATTGCTCAATTGAGGCAATGGCACAGGCAGTCTCTTCTGCAGGTGTACCAAACCCATAAAATCTATCTGGGTGATCCAAGGGCCATTGATCACGCTGACCCATCCGCTCTAGCCACAATTGAGTTATGGGATTGTCTAGTAATCGGAATCGTAATGTTAGTGAAGAGTCATGACCTAACTCAATAAGCAAGTGTTGAGGCATAATAACAGTATATACTTATCACTACAAAAAGTCAAAAAGACAGGTACCTTTTTTAAGGGTACCTGCCATAAAGCCCGGGCCGGAGCCAACCTACTCCCGGGAAAAAGGAAACAAAATGAACTAACCAACTACCACTCGAAAACCTTGTTCTTGTTGTTCGTCTGCCTCATACTGGGTATCCACAGCAAACAGAAACAAGTCACCATCATAAATTTTATACATAATTAGGCACTCTTCATGCAAGTGGTCTCTGACATACGCTTCCAGTTGTTAGGAAAGCTCTTGCGCAAGTCTGCAATCTTGAGCGCCATACGCAAGGATACCTCACGCAGGCGTTCTTTGTTGACATGCATAAAGTCAATAATGTCGTCTTGCTGGTACTCGTTAAAGTCGTAGTCTGCAAACAACACGCCATCTTTGGCAATCTGTTTGATACGCAACAGCTTGTCACGCATGGTGTCCAGGGTCAAGTCCAAATAGTGACAGCGTGACTGCAAGGCATCCAAGTGGTCGCGCAATTTTTGCGACTTCATCTTGTCAAACTTTAAGTTTGTGATAAAGATAACACTACCTTTAAACTCAAAACGGTCTGGGATACCTTCACGGCGCAGGGCACTGGATTCTGACAACCAAGAAATCACACGCTTCTTGCCTGAGTCCAAGGCACCCTTGAGCAAGTTAAGAGCAACGTCATCTAGCAAGATGCTGTCACAGTCGTCAAACACTACGACGCTGTTGGCGTCACTGTATTTGTACAGAGTTTGGTACAGGCCAATGGGAGTGGCACTGCCTTTAACTACCTCTGCACGGAGTCTCTTGCCTGCCAACTTGTCAAACAAGCAGGCTTTCTCAATCTCTGTCTCAACACCATAGCTCTTGCCCACACCTGGAGGACCGCTCACAATCATAGCACGGATGTCACCTGACACGGTGGCCTTTGTCATCTCGTGCAGGATGTCAAAACGCTCACGGATACGATCCATAGCCTCGTCATCTGTCTCAACTGTTGACGGCTTCTCAAAATGTACTGTATTGTCTTGCATGGCATCTCCATTAATGTATTCAAAATCTTGAATCCCGTTTACGCTGATACGGATCTCGTCAGCAAATCCCGGAAAGTGGTTGTCATTTTTAACAGTTACAAACCCGCCTTTGGCGCCTGTTTGGAATCCCTTTACAAGAGTAAAGGCAATGTTGTTTACAGACTGTTTGCGGTAAGTACCGTTTTTTACACGAATTGCACTCATAGTTGGCTCCTTGTTGTGCGTTAAAAGTATATTATAGCAAATTGTGATTTATTGGTCAACCGCTTAGGCCGGGGCAAACAACTTGCCCATTTCGTTGAAAACTACACGGCTTGCACGGCGCTGAATGTACGTCAAGTCATCTTCGTCGCTGTTCATCTGAATTAGAGTTTCCAGCAGTCCGGGCAAGCGCCAATCTTTTTGGTATTGCTGGACAACTTGCATTGCTTGTTCAAAGTTCATTTCTGGCTCCTTTTTAATTACTATACAAGTATTATAGCAGTTTGGGAATTATTGGTCAAATGGTAAAATGTGGCTTTTTTACAACAAAACTGCTTATTTTTTAAGCACTTCGTAAAAACGCTGGTTGATAATGTCCATTTCCTCTTTGGAAACGTAGAAGTCTGTAGTGGGATCGTAATAGGCGCCTTCTTTGTTGTCATAATACAACACTTGGCCCGAGAAGTTGAACGGACCTTCTAGGCCCTTGCGTGGCTCGTACTTGGTACGCATTATGTCTGTGGTGTCAACAACCTTGTAACCCATTTTGGACTCCTTATTTCTTACAATACTTCTATTGTAGCAAAATGGGAATTGTTGGTCAACCGTTTACTTCCAAAGGTCTTGTACTACTTTGTCGTTAATTTTGTGGGGTTTGGGATTGCCATGAAATACTAAAACAGAAGTATTACCGTCAATCAGTGTGCCTTGTCCCGGTGCTCTGTGCTTTCTGTACTGAAAGTCGTAGCCGCCATCAAAGCACTGCCACCGCCAGCTTTTTAATTGTGTGTCATCAAAGTATCGAATTCTGTTGTGACCAAGTGTTGCATAGAGATAATCTTGATCCCCAGGGTACTGTCTTGACAGTTTGGCAATGTCATTGTTTTTAAACTTTTCCCATATCAAAGCATGATGTTTGACATTCCACCACATCACACTGGAGTTCAAGGTGTTAATTTTGGAATTTTGTAAATGTCTGAAATCCCTAATGCCCCAGAGGTAGTTGGGATCTAATTGAGTAATCCAACTTACATCACGCACAACAACTGTGTCAAGGTCAAAGTAAAGCAGATTGCCTTCATGATGTTCTGGATTAAACACCTGCAATTTATGCCACCATGATTTCTTTGGTCCTGCAATACCTGGCCAGTCTTCTAGTATGTGCTTGACCATGTACGGAGGCACACTACGGTCATGTTCGGTATAAACGTGAAAACGTAGGCCTCCGGGCAAGTTACGTTCCAACATGTTGTACAACCGTTCAACATAGGTCCAGTCGTAACCGGTGCTGTGTATCACACAGGCACAGTCAGTTATGCCAGTGCTGATTCTATTCTTCTTAGCCATAAGCCTTGTTCTAATTCTGGCACAGTATATTCAGTATGACTAATTTGTGCAAGCCATAAGTCTCGATCAGTTACATAAGGTTTCTCTATGTCAGTAATAGCAACACCAACAGGATGTGCTAAACTAGTAGCATCGACCACAGGACGCACTCCTGCTATGGCTGCTTGTATGCCTGGACCTGAATTATAATTTACAATAGCATGGCAATCTAGTCCCAAATCAAAACTGTCGTATGTGTTAGACACTCGGCCAGGTGATTCAACTCTGATTCCGGCAAAACTTGTGGTGTTGAGACTGCATCTGGGATGTGGTCTAATGTGTATGGGTCTATCTGTGTTGTGTTTTATTAGTTGTATCTGAGCGTGTATCCACGTGGTAAGATCAACCCCTGCCAATTGTTCGCTTTGTGTGTGCTGTGCCGCTATCACAATATGTGATTTTGAATTTGCAGGAGTGCCAAATCTTAAGTTCATTTTCCGGGGGCGATCCCAATCTAGGTTATCCATGTGCCCATAGTAGCCTCGGGCATTGATGTTGTTCACTGCAACCTTCCATGTTGTGCCACGATGCAATGCACCAATATCAATAATGATCACAGGCTTGTCCTGTGCTCTGTAGTGTCTATATACTGCCTGGTTAGCGGCCATTCTGCCAGACCACAGTGCTGACCATATTAATAACGCATCAGAGTCTTGGCTACGCTCTTGTGTTTCTATTCCGGCATCACGCAAAGCACTGAGCATGGCATTCATAGGAGGGCCGCCATTTAGAGCACGTTGCAAAGGATAATATGCTATGGTTTTAATCATAAGTATTTTTGATGAAATATACTGTATGTACCACTTTTAACGCCAGCGGTTATGAAAAATATGGCCGGCGTATGATCAAAACCTTTTTGCAGAATTGGCCCCAAGAGGTTCAATTGGTTGTGTATGCCGAACGATGTGCAGTAAGTGAATCAGCACCCAACTTGGTTGTGCATGACCTAGAATCTGTTAGCCCAGAGTTATCTGCATTCAAACACAAGTGGCGTGGTGTGCCTAAGGCGAATGGTGATGTCAGCCAAGACCCTGTAAGAAGCAAACGCAAGGATGCCGGCAAAGGATTCAAATGGGACGCTGTGAGATTTGCACACAAGGTCTATGCTATATTCCACTGTGCCAGCACTGCTAGATCTACGTGGCTACTATGGATGGACGCAGATACCATATGCCATAGCCCAATTACTATAGAGGATATCAACACTTTATGTCCTGCACACACAGATCTATGTTTCTTGGGTCGTCGTGGCAAGTTCAGTGAATGCGGATTATACGCAATGAATTTAAACAGTCCTGCTACTCGGTTGTTTTTAAACAAGTTTCAACAAGCATACGATGACGCTGAAAATGGCATTTTTAAACTAGATGAGTGGCACGACTCGTTTGTATTTGATGATGTTAGACGTAGCGCCAATTTAATAGAACTGGACTGGAGCAGTCATTTGATCACAGGCGAAGGACATCCATTGATAAACTCAGCCTGGGGTGCATGGTTAGATCACTTAAAAGGTGCCAGGAAAAATTTAGGCCGTAGTAAACAAGTGGACCTGAAAATAAAACGTACAGAAGCGTATTGGCAATGAATTGGATTTTTCTTAACAAGAACGGTAATGACGAGTACATGGAAATGTTTGCTCGTGGATGCGGAAGTACCCCTACTGAATTAGAAACCTGGGATTATAACAGCAGTCAGGATCCATTGGTGATTCGTGGCATTATGAAACACAAAATCATCAAACAGTGTTGGAATGATCAACGGAATTTCTTGTATATAGATTCGGGCTATCTTGGAAACCGTCGTTATGTTAAAAATCCACGTGGAGATAAGATCTGGCATAGAATTGTGCCAAATAATTTACAACACAATACCATAATCAAACGCCCACCCGACAGGTGGCATCGTCTTGGCCTAACCCCACTGGCACCAAAAAAGAATGGCCGTAAAATTCTAATTGCGGCCCCTGATGAGAAGCCTTGTTTATTTTACAATATTAATCTTGACGATTGGGTGCGTACCACAGTTGAAACAATAAAACAACACACTGATCGACCTGTTGAAATTCGACAAAGAAATCCCAGTCGACAAACACGAGTAGCCAACAGTTTAGAATCAGCACTAGACGACGTGCATGCCGTGGTTACATTTAATTCAATTGCTGCCACGGAAAGCATACTAGCCGGAGTTCCGGCATTTGTATTGGCACCATCAAACTCAGCATTGCCAGTGGCCAACACTGACCTTTCAATGATAGACAATCCTCGGTACCCTGACAGGAACCTACTAGAAACGTGGCTATCACACCTTGCTTACTGTCAATTCTCTAATGCTGAATTATCAGACGGTACTGCATTTAGAATATTACAGGAGACTTACAATGTATGAAAGCCACGGATGGTGGTTCCCCGACACCGAAACACACTTTCCACAGATGCTTGACAAGAGTATCGGCAAGGGTGGGCCTGCTGAATATCAGTATCAGGTACGCAACAAGAGTTTGACCTACGTCACCCAGTTTAGAACCAGCATAGATATTGGTGCTAACGTGGGCTTGTGGTCACGTGATCTAGTCAAAAAGTTTGAGCGTGTGATTGCGTTTGAGCCAGTGCCATTATTTAGAGAATGTTTGCAACGGAATGTATCAGGCAAAAACTTTTTTATCAGTCCCATGGCCTTGGGCGATCAGGATACTACAGCACATATGAACATTACCGAAGGCAACACTGGACACACTCATATAGATCCTGCCAGTATTGGATCTGGCGAGACTATTGTGGTCAAACTAGACAACTTGCACATTGACAATGTGGACTACATTAAAATGGACTGCGAAGGATTTGAATATCGTGTGATACAAGGTGCAGAACAAACTATCCGTCAATGGCGGCCCATAATTGTAGTAGAGCAGAAGCCTCATGATATGTATTCAAAAGAGTATGGGCAGTTTGCGGCCATTGGGTTGTTGGAATCATTTGGCATGCACAAATTAGATCAAGTTAAAGATGATTGGATTATGGGATGGAAATAACATGACATTAATTGACAAAGATTATAAAGATCAACTTACATACTTGCATCAAGCAGGCAAGTTTAACAACGGGCACAAAGCCTATGCAATTGTCAAAGACTTTATTGAAAAATATCAACCCGCCGGTGTGTTAGACTTTGGGTGCGGTCAAGGAGGACTTATTGCCACAATCAAAGAACTACATCCCAACATTGAGGTCACCGGGTACGATCCCGGTAATACAAACTTCCAACATTTGCCCGCACATCCAATAGATACTGTGGTCAGCACAGATGCTATAGAACACATTGAGCCCGATTACCTTGATGCTACATTACACACCATTGATGAAAAAATGCAACGTTGTGGCTTTTTTAGAATTGCCTGTTATCCAGCAAAAAAACACTTGCCCGACGGACGCAATGCGCATCTAATAGTCAAGCCGCCTGAATGGTGGAGACACAAGATTGAAACTGAAATGAATGTCAGAGTTGTTTGGGAAGAGATCAGTGTGTTTGACCGATCAGACAAGTGGGCCTGGGTTAGTGGCCACAACTATGATGTTATTGTAGAAAAGGTATAAACTTCTGGTATATTTTGCCTGCACGGGCTTCTTCGTCACTCCAGTGTGCGGCAGCCAGGTCTTGTATCCATTGCTGACGATCAAATGTTACAGGTGATTCAATACTAGATGCATTTTTATTTGCCACTGCCCAACTTACGCAACTCGAATCATCGGCAAACACAGGGATTCCGGCACACACCGCTGCCACACTGGCTGAACTATTAAACAACACTACAGAGTGTGCTCCTACTAGGTTGTCAGTTAGTTTACTATGCTTGGGATCTATAACAGATACATTCCATTTTTCTTTATACTTGGGTGATGTAAATTTAGCAAAGTCTAACATTGCATAAGAACCCGGATGTGGGCGCACAATAATTGCTCTTGTGGTGTGCAGTCGTAATTCTTTGATTTTTGCGTCCAACCATTGATTAGGATTTAAAGACTTCATTGAAAATCCTCCATCACGTTGCATGCATATTAGTATGTGTCCATTATTTACGCTGGGTGGGTTTAGTTGTAAAGATAATCGTTGACTTATTTCTTGCCACTTTTCTGGGCCACTGGATTTGTTTGCGTATTCTGCACAATCATAAAACGGTCCACCTAGACTGTATCTTAAGTAAGTGCTGGAGTCATCGAGATATTTCCAACAACTAGCATCAATGCACATGGTCTTGAATTTGTGACGTTGTTGCTCAGCAATAATTTGTTTTCGTAATACAACGTTTGGTCCACCAGTACTTGCGGTTGTCCATCCTAGTATCACTGCCAATGGTGCAGGTTGGTATTTGAAATCCCATTCAACATGAACGCGGTGTCCTGTTTCAGTAACTCCCGCAGCGAAGCTTTCTAAGCATGCAATTTTCCTAGGATGCCTCCGAGGATTTGCCACGCTACTGAGGTATACAACTACATCAATGGTCATTTAAGATCCGCCATGCTGTGCCATTTTGCATTTCAGCTTCAGTAAACTGGCAATATGCAAGATGTCTTGCCCAGGCATCTACTTCATCCATGGTTGGTATATACAGATTTTCAATATCAGCAAGCTGATGTCTACACAACGGCGCGGCAGCGTTTGGTCCCAGAGTGATTGCTGGTTTACCTAGTAGCAATGCTTCTGTGGCAGCAATGCTGGAAAATGTTACCAAGCAATGTACATCGCGGTCAAGAGCCATCTCCATAGTATCATTAAGAAGTCTGGCTGTGCGACTTTGTTTGGTGCGCACTATAACAGGACGATCGGTGTGCTGTTTTATTTCTGCTTGTGTTTGTTCTAACCAATCTTCTAATACAATGTTGTATAGATTTAGTAGTTTTTGACTAGGCGGAGCTAATAGTATGCTAGTTCCTCTTCTGAATTTTTTTAATTGAACTCCGGTAGCAACAAATCTATCCCCTGGACGTTCTACAATATCACCAAAATATTGCACATCATTTTTGGTAACTCTGTGATAAGTTTTTCTCTTGCCGTTGCCAAAATATCCAGTGTCAATGTAATAAAAAGTTCTACCGGCCTCGCGGCATGCAAGCATTTGATTCTTTCTAGTAATCCCACGTATCACCACCGGTGTTGATGTAGTTTCTTCTCGAACCCAAGTGCTTAATCTTCCGCCACACCCTTGTATAAAACTTTGCAAAATTGGATCGTACTGCTTTCCTTTTTTCTGGTACATGAGTTCAAAATCCTTGTCATCACTTGCTATGGCTGCTACATTTCCTGTGTTTAATAATTTAATTTGATCCATGATATAATCAATGCCGATGCCATAGTAATGCCCATCGGGGTCTACTCTCCATTTTAGTATATCTCTAAAAATATCTTTGATAGGATCAGTGATCATATCAAACTCGGGTATTGCTAAAGGAGAAGGTAGTAAATGAACACCAGGTTTTTCTTTCCTTCCAAAGACCAATTCCCAATTGCTTGCAAATGTATTTGCATCAACACTTTTAGGTCTTGGTGCCGATCCTTTGCCGTCATTACTCATTCTATTGTCCTTTGTAAACAATATTCAGTAAGTATTCGTTCTCTGTGCCACTCGTCGCCTTGTGGTGTATCAGCAAACTCTTGAAAGCAAGGTGTGCCTAGTGTGTAGTGCAACAGCTTGGCATTCTTATTAACACCATATTCGTCAGGTAGCCAATTCCATTCAGGTGGTAGTTCGCCAATGCGCGAATCTTCTAACCACGAGAAGCGGTGGAGCTCACTGCCTGTGGATTGCTGGACGAACTGGGGAGTAAGTTTCCTGTTAGGAAAAGAATTACAATTCCACAGAATAACACTACTCCAATTTTTTCGAGGATAGTCTTCATTTTTTGCTCCTAGGTATTTTACAGGCATGCGTGTTTGGTAATCATGTTTGACTACCATCACATCCATATAGAGATTCTGTAATTCCCATAACTTCACAATGTCATCACGCACAATCATGTCACCGTCAATGAAGATTGCCCAGCCCGTGTATTCTTGCAGGTGTGGCACAAGGAAACGAGTATAGATAAAGTGATTGCTTCCGTCTGTGTGTGTTTCTTCGTAGTCTCGAAACAAGTTCAAGGCCACAGGAATAATAGCCACTGGCTTTGATGCATGCCGTATGATTGAGTTGGCACAGGTGTGAAAAGCAATGGCTTCTCTTGGGTCGTATCCGACATAAACTGGTATGGCTTTCATCGACGCTCAATGTCCTCTTCCACACAGTCTTCACCGTATTGAATTTCAATCAGCTTGAGAGGTTGATCAGTTTCGTTGCACAACATGTGCCACTGATTTTTTGCAATCCAAATATGCTCATGCACTCCAAAATGTCCAACAAGATCGTGATCACTAGAATTGTCCAGGGTATATACAGCGGCTTCGCCTTCTGCCACAAACCAAAACTCAGCACGTCGATCATGTCGTTGCATACTCAAACATGTTTTGGGTGCTACAGTTAGTTCTTTGAGTTTGGTATTTGCCCCAACTTCGTGTAACACACGATAGTACCCCCATGCCCGTCCAGTCTTAGGTTTCTTCCAATCTTCCAGTATCCAAGAACTGGAATTCATTTTGTTTTCGCCGCCCACACCAAACACAAACTCCACATCATCAATAACCATTTCGGGAATGTTATCTCGTGTGCGATCTCCTCCGTTGGCAAATACAATTTGATCGTTGGGATAACGTATTTTTACTAGTTGGATTGCGTCACAACTGCTATTGTCATTGTCATTGTAAACCACAACCTCGTCTACAATGCTCAATGCACTGACTAGAGCAAATCGTTCACTCATGGGCATGAATGGTTTACCTTTTTTACGAGTAAGCCATTCATCTGAATTGAGTCCAACAACTAGTTTGTTGCCTAGTTGTTTTGCCGCCTGGAAATAGGCAAGGTGTCCAGAATGGATGGGGTCAAAGCCGCCGGTGACAAGTACAATTTTCATACTAGTATTTACAGGCGGCTTTGCTCTTGTCTGTTTTTTTAATATCTGTACGTATCAGCTTTGTAAGGGCCGGCAACATCTACGTTGATGTAATCTGCCTGAGCATCTGTTAAAGTTGTCAACATAGCACCAATCTGTTCAAGATGCAAACGTGCTACTTTTTCATCTAGCTGTTTAGGCAACAAATACATTTGCCCTTTATTGTATGTTGTTGGATTGTTAAACAATTCAATCTGTGCAAGAACCTGATTGGTAAAGCTATTGCTCATAACAAAACTAGGATGTCCAGTAGCGCAGCCTAGATTAACCAATCGTCCCTTGGCCAACAAGATAATACGTTTGCCATTGGGCCAAATAACATGATCAACTTGTGGTTTAATTTCTTCCCACACTAAATCTGTTAAATCGGCAACAGTAATCTCTGTATCAAAGTGACCAATATTACACACAATAGCTTGGTGTTTCATGGCATCCATGTGTTTGCGTGTGATAACATCTTTGTTGCCGGTCGCTGTTACAAAAATATCAGCTTTGTCGGCGGCGTATTCCATAGTCACAATGCGATAACCTTCCATGGCTGCTTGTAATGCGCAAATAGGATCTGTTTCTGTAACCCATACCTGAGCACTCAATGCTCGTAAGGCAGCTGCACTACCTTTTCCCACATCTCCAAAGCCACATACCACTGCGGTTTTACCGGCAATCATCACATCAGTGGCACGTTTGATACCATCAACTAAACTTTCGCGGCAGCCGTACAAGTTGTCAAACTTGGACTTGGTCACAGAGTCGTTCACGTTAAATGCACGGAAAGGAAATGTTCCTTCAGATATACGTTTTAAAATATGATAAATTCCAGTTGTTGTTTCTTCGCTGAGACCAACAATGCCATCAACAAGCTCTGGGTGTTTATCAATGATAACACCAGTCAAATCATGGCCGTCATCAAGAATCATGTTAGGCGTCCAGCCGTTGGGACCTGTTAACGTTTGATCAATACACCACCAGTACTCCGCTTCTGTTTCACCCTTCCAGGCAAAAACAGGAATGCCCATGTCAGCAACAGCAGCCGCGGCATGGTCTTGTGTGCTGAATATATTACAGCTACTCCAGCGCACACTTGCACCAAGTTCCACTAGGGTTTTGATTAATACAGCAGTTTGAATAGTCATGTGCAAACTACCCACAATACGTGCACCACTTAGTGGTTGTGCCTGTTTGTATTCTGCTTTTACTGCCATCAATCCCGGCATCTCACTCTCGGCAATTGCAATTTCTTTATGACCCCAAGCAGCCAAGTTAATATCTTTAATTTTGTAATCCATAATTTTCCTTTTAATTTTTATGATGTTGCCACAGCGCATCAGATCCACCAAGGTGTCCCCAATCACTATCCACAGTCATGCAACTGCTAATACCACCACGTGGTCTGAATTCAATCTCAATACGAATACGATCTGGTTCATAGGCTTTGAGTAAATCCTTGTACATCACATCCAAGGCTCGTTCATAGCTTATTACAGTATCTCTATATTGAAACAAATACTCTTTAAGACTTTTTAATTCTATAGTACGATCTTTACCATAGAACCAGATAGTAATGTCCCCAAAGTCTGGCTGATTCTTCACGCCAAGAAATGTAAACTCAGGAATAGAAATCCGTTGTTCGTATCCCTTTGCGGCATTAGGTAAAGACTTGAGAGTACTACCATCAATGCTGTTCCAGATTTTTACAGTCATGTTATTCCTTTAAAATAAATCAGTTTTTTCCCATGGCAAATAGTCTTTGCCAAAATGTCCATAGTTGGTAGTTGAGTTGTAGATAGGACGGAACAAATTAAATCGTTCAATAATACCTTGAGGCGTCAAATCAACATTGTCTTGTAACCAGTTAGTTAACTCACGACCCTGTGCGGCATCTGCGGTTTCAACATAGAAGCTCATGGGTTGTGCTAATCCAATGGCGTAGCTGATTTGCACTGTGGCCCAATCTGCTCGACCACTGGCTACAATATTCTTAGCCAAATACCGAGTTAGGTAGGCAGCACTCCGATCCACTTTAGTAGGATCTTTGCCACTGAAGGCTCCGCCACCATGAGGACTATAGCCACCGTAAGTATCAACAATAATCTTACGGCCAGTAAGCCCAGTATCGCCATCAGGACCACCAATAACAAATCTACCAGTAGGGTTAATAAAGAATTCAGTTTGGTCATCTACATATTTTTCTGGCAGGATACTGCGAATTACACTTTCAATTGATTGTCTAACTTGAACAATATCTACAGACTCATGATGTTGAGTTGAACAAACAACTTTAGCAATGCGTTTAGGAGTACCGTTATCGTTGTATTCAAATGTTACTTGGCTTTTAGCATCTGGTCCTAACCAAGGCAGCGCCATACTTTTACGAACATGTGTCAATGTTTCAACAATACGATGGCTCCAATAAATGGCACTGGGCATGTGTACAGCAGTTTCATTACATGCATATCCAAACATCAAACCTTGATCGCCTGCACCAAACGTGTCTGTGCCCAAGGCAATATCTGCACTTTGCCCGTGCAACAAATTTGTAATCTCTACATCGCGCCAGCTAAATCCAGTTTGATCGTAACCAATATCCTTAATCACACAACGAACTGCACTATCAACTTCTTCTGTGTGTAAAATGCCTTTGTATTCTCCTGCAACTACAACACGATTGGTTGTGACCAAAGTTTCACATGCGCAACGCAATGATGAATCTTCTTTGCTCATAACTAAATCTAGTACTGCATCACTAATTGCATCTGCAACTTTATCTGGATGCCCTTCACTAACACTTTCACTTGTAAACAAATAACTCATTGGTTCCTTTAAACTTGTATATCTTCCATGCCTGCAGTACGTAATCTAACCACATGCCCCATTTGCCATTGCTTGGTATCTAGGCCTTTCATGATCCCTAACCAACGATTACGCAGTAGTGCAATTTCGTTAATAAGTGTCTCCATGTCAATGACTTCGTCTTCTCCGTCAACATATTTTTCAGCATCTCTAGATGTTAATGCTCTAGCATAGCCTTCGAGATATTTTTGAAAGTGTCGTCGGCGTATTTTTCGCAATTGTATGTTGAGAAAATTAAGCACCGCCTCAATTTCCTGCAGTTGATTGAATCGATGCTCAGTGATTCCAGGCAATGCAGTAATATTTTTTTCTACTATACCACCAATACGACAATCTTTTTTGGCTGCATCTAGCTCGTGTTCGTAGTATGCAACAAAATCTGGAAGCAGACTTAGATCACCAACTACACGACTGTACCACATTAGTCTTCCCAGTCTTTGTCATCAAAGTCATCAAAGTACTCATCTTCTTCCGCATCTTCTTCGTCACCGTAATCTTTGTCGTTGTCAAGATATGCAGTTAACGCACGTTTGATATCCGAATCACCTTTGAAGGCATTCCGTATGTCATCTACATCTGAATCATTGTCCATCAAGATCTGTACCACAGTTTCTGCAGCCTCTGCACGATCCACGGTGTTTACAAAACGTTTGAGTTCACCCCAGATTTCACTTGCTACTACTTCGCTCATTCTGCATCCTCCTCAACTGTAATTACCTCTGCCTTCTGATTACCAAAGTCTTTCATCACAACATCCAAGCACGAGTCATCGTTGCGTTCCCAACCTTTGCGGAACTTCTTGATGATTTCTCCAGCACTTGTGGTAAACACCAGACTGTTGCCTTCTTTCTTGAGCAGACCTTTTTTCTCAATCAAGTCAGTAAGACCTGAGTAAGGGCTCATGCCTGTTGTGTAAGGGATTTTAACTTGCACACCTTCAAAGGGCTTGGCATAGCGTGTTTTCATAACTTTACAGCCTGCACGGATACCGTTGACTTCAGATACTTTGTTGCCATCTTCATCTTCTTTGAGCTTCATCTTCTTCATGGCAACCACAATTGAGCTTGCGTAAATGAAACCTTGGCCGCCTGAGATCTTGTCATCTGGATCAAACATGTCCTGGCTAGCGTATGTGTGATTGGTACACACTAGGCCAACGTTGTAGCTACCAAACATGTTGACGCAGTTACGAACAAGTGCGGTGAGTGCTTTGGGTTTGCGACCAAGGTCACCTTTCATTTCACCTGCATCAAACTGGTTAACGTCTGTGGGTGTTAACAACATGCCCAGGGAGTCAATAACAAACATGACCTTAGGACGTTCGCCGTCTGGTAGTGCTTTGTAGTCGCTCATGAATGTGGAGATTGTTTTTGCCACATCATCAATCATGGCCATACTCAGTTTAAGAAGTTTGTCTGGACCAGTGTCAACACCTAATGCTTTGAGCCAGTCTTCATCCAGTGCGTTCTCACTGTCGATCAACACCACAAAGATACCTTGCTCTTGTGCGTGTTTGACAATGTTGCCTGAACAAATATATGATTTGCCTGCGCCTGAATCACCAGCAAACACAGTGACTTTGCCAAGCGGAATGCCGCGATTGAAGTCACCAGAGATCAAATAGTTCAGGGCATAGTTGCCTGTGCTGATCCAATCTGTAGGATCATTGAAGCCAATGCTTAGGCCGTCAATGCTTTTTGTAATTTCCTTGCGGAACTTGCTTACGTCGAATGGTTTTCCCATAATAGTTTCTTTCAATGTAAAATAATGCTGGCAAAATTGTTTGCTTGTGAGTTATTATAAAGTATTTTACGATACTCAGTCAAGTGTTTGTCTAGATCAATCATGTTAGCAACAGGAATCTGATTAGCCATCGCTTGTCGATTATGTTGGTTACACCACGCCAGGAATTCTGGACTAAATGCCATGGTCTCAGGTTGATGTAGATTGAGATTAAACGAATATTCTAAAGTTTCGTAATTGTAATGATCTTTGCAATCAAGATTCATATCAAAATATTCAAACTTATTATAAAGTTGTCGCCCTACATAGGTGTATCCAAAGGTAAAATTCATCCGATCTTGATTAGAAATCATGGATGTTTTATGGAATGGATTATCAAATATTTCCCACTTGCTAGAGGCGTTAAACTCAATGGGTTTAGTAAAAATTGATTCCAGTCTATGAATAGCCATATTTACATCTTCGTATGGAAAAATCTTTCCAAGATGTTGCATAGCCACTGCTAATCGTGTTTCTACTATTTCATCTGGAAATTGATCATGCAATTGATTGCCTAATCTTGCAGAGTTAGAATTTTGACTAAATCTCAACTGATGTACTTGTACTTTATGATTTTGTGAAAACACCCATTCGGCGTGTATCTTATTAAGAAGATTCTGATCTAGGTATGTTTCTAGATTGTCTGATTGCGGGAAGCTAATCCCAACAAGATCATAAAGAATGTCATTGGTATTTGATAACGCCCAGTGAAGATCTGTTAAACTTTTGCTGACATTTTTTGCTATTATTTGATTATCAGAAAATTTATTTTGATTATTGCTAATCGATTTTCCTACAAAAAATTCAAGCAATTCATGGTTGTACACTACTTCAAAAGGTATGCTATCACCAGTATTCTCAAATACCAAAGAAAATTTCATAATAACTTTATAATAGATAAAACACAAACACCGGTCGGTGTTTGTGTTACTCAATGATTACTTTTGCTGTCTTGCACGAATCATTGCCAAGATATCCTGGGCATTGCCACCGGCGGCAGCGGCTGGTTTAGCAACTGGTGCTGTGGCAACTGCAACTTCGTCTTCATCATCAAATGGTGATGCACTTGCTACTGGAGCAGGTGCTGGAGCAGCCTTGGCCACTGGAGCACTTGCAGCCACAATGTCGTCTTCGGTAACGCCACTGTTGCCACCTGCTGGTGCGTTAACACCTGCTGGACGGAAGTATTGACCCCAACGCTCTGTGTCGTACGGTTGTCCATCTACACTTGCTTCGAACATCTCTTTGATGACCTTCAACTCCACGTCTGTCGGACGCTTGGGCAAGAATGTGCTCAAATCAAATAAGCCGTGTGCTTCAATAGCGGCTTGTTCAGTTTCTGTCAATGCAGATTCCTTACGTGCCCACTTTGAAGTGTTGTAGTCAGCGTAGCCGCCTTTTTGTGTTTTTGTGATACGGAAATCCAGACCACGCAGGGCGTCTGTTGGCAATTCTTCCAACTCAGGATCCATCAACGCACCTTTGATAAGTGTGAACAATTGAGGGCCAATGATGAATCGGCGAATAGGATTGTCCGGGGTCTTGTCGTCACCGATTGGGTTTTCACGAACAAAGCCTTGGAAGATGTATGAACGTTTCTTCCAGTACTTACGACCCATGTCTTCAAGGCTCTTGTCCTTGAACCATGTACGTACTTCTGCCAAGATTGGGCAAGCGTCGCCCCACATCTCAACACAGGGTACTTGTACCATGACCTGTTTTGAATCCATTTCTCCCTTGATGCCATTGAAAGGCAAACGAATCATTGCTCGTTCTTGCCAGAAGAATGTGTTTTTTGTGTTACTATCAGGGAGGAAGCGTAATGTAGCCGATTGGCCTTCTTCCATATTCCAGTGCGGGTAGATCGATTTGTCTCCGCCACCTTGCGAACCTTGTCCGCCTTTGTTGCCTTCTGCTGCCTGTAGTCGTGCTCTGATTTCTGATAATGATGCCATAGTGTTTCTCCTTGTTAAGTTGCCTATGTTATATGCCTATCTAATAATTTAGATGCTTAGTTGCCTGTGCATACAAGTTGTATTGTATACGAATGTATTTAGCATCGCAATAGTAAAAGGCAAGACTTTTGCCTTTCTGTATGGCCATAAAAAAGCCCAACTGTTGCTGGGCTTTTTGGAGTAGGATAAATTATTTTATCAAGGCTAGTGATTTGATTCTGGCCAGCAATGCATCATCCGATTTGCTTTCATAGTAGGCACCAGTGATAGCACTGTTGCTGTTCATGGGATCGTCATGACCTTCACCTACTGCGTTACCGATCATAGCACTTCCAATCATACCACCTACAGGGCCGCCTAATGCGGTGCCAATTGCACCACCTACTAAGCCTTCATCCATTACTTGGTCAATGAGTTTTTTGCCACCGTATAATACAGCCAATATTATACCAATTGGAATTGAATACTTAACTGCGGTGCTTGCTAGTTCGGCAATGGTTTTTCCATCGATTGCATTACCGACTGATTGTGTTATTGCTCCAGCAGCTTTACCAACGTCACGGTACACTTCGCCTACACCACCCATTGTGTTGTTTGCCACATCGGTAATGGCCTGGTATGCACCTAACCCAATACCGATTTTATCTGCATTTTGTGCGGCTGATTGTGCGGCCGATTTGGCAACATCGGCAGTGCCGCGTCCAATACCAGCGGCTGTTTTTCCAGTAACAGCTTTGCCTGCACCCGATGCCATACGACCCAGTGCTGGACCAACTTTAGACAACAATGGTATGACAGCTCTTGCACCTGCTGCCAACAATGGAGCAATTTCATTTAGTTGTTCTTCTTTAGTTAACTCTCTACCTGCCATCTGTCCAGCAGTCCCACCGGCTGCGCCACCTACAACTCCACCTATTGCCGCTCCAATTGGGCTCCCGGTTGCTAATGCACCCAATGCAGATCCAGCAACTGTTCCGCCTACGCCACCCAGGGTGCCGCCAGCAAGTTCACTTTTCCATCCTTCATACAT